CAATTGAGCGAAGAGAGTCGGGTCAGGTGTGATGTTCGCGTTATTGAACTCATTGTAAATGAGATGCTGCAACGAGGTCTCAAAACTAAACAGGTACAGCCCCTTCTCAGGGTCAGCAGTGACCTCACCATCACCTTGCCGCTGGCCGTAAGGAATCCGACTGATAACCTTCGGCTGGACCGTCAACTGGTAGCCAACAGCCCTCGCCAACCTGAGGAAGGTTGCATGAGAGGCACCACTCCACACAGGGATTCGCGAGAGCACAGCATTCAGCCATATGAAAGCCGCACGAGCGATCTCTTCCGAGAGCCGCTCGTGTAGGGCTTTCTTATAGGCTTTTGAAATCCGAAACGACCGGAGTTTACCTTTGAACTTCATGGTCAACAGCCTCCACACTATCGCCGCCTTGTTGCCATACCCGCTTTGAGCATGTTGTTGTTTTCCTCAGCTTCAACATATTCACACGTTTGATGGTAAGCAAGAATCAGCAATTGCATCTGTGGGGCGTTCTCATCCCAACTTGGTTGCACCTCCGGAGGGGCGATCCCTACTCGGACGCAGGCTCCCCAGATTGCGAAGTCTCCGGTTCGGTACTTTGGCCAGAGAACTCGCTTGGAACTGGCCCCTGACCAGCAAGAAAATTTTCCCGGGCCCTCGCCAGCTTCTCTTCATCGAGACAGTTCGCCCCGAAGACAAGTTGCACGATCCGATTGCATTCGATCTGGGTGAGACCGGCTGACTTCATTTCGGACTCCCAGTTCGTCCAGGTACTTGGCTTCGCCAAGTCAACGTTCTCCCATTCGATATCACTCGGGATGAGCGAGTTAATAACCATCCAAGCAAGCTTCTTCCGGCTGTGAATGGCAACGATGGACTTGTAGTCCGGGTCGTCTTCGTTCGGTTCCCAGCTACCTTTCACCAGTTTACCCGGTGGTTTCGGTGTCGGGCAGAGTGTATCGAATTCCTTGTAGCTCGAAATCCCCGTTGCACGAAAGACGATTTGCTCCTCACCTCGCGGCAACACAAGAATCTCTTCAATGGGTAAAGTCTGCGGATCAATTCCACCGATCTTCATAATTTGGTCTCCCTCAAGACATGGAAAAGAGACAAGGGGAGTGGACCTCCCCCCGTCTCGTAAAAGTTACTGAGCCGTTCGAGTCACAATAGGTTCGGTCGCATTACAACGACCGGTTACCGCAATCGAAGCCTCACCAAAATCGACTTCCCTGGAGTCCGAACGGAAATCAGGGAAGAGCGTGGTTTCAATCTCCGCACCGCCACAAGGTGGTGTGTACACGACCTCCATGTCGACGGCATAGGGTTCGCATGGATCGGACGAAGAGCTATACCATCCGGATGCACCACCTTCTCCCTTGACGGCGTCCATCGGTGTGATGGATTCGCCCGTACCCGTCGTGATGTACTCGTAGACGAAATCCAAGTTCACATCCATTGGAGCTTGGTCACCTTCCCGTACCGTGTCGAGAAGGCCGCGATCGAGATCATAATCGTAGTTGGTATTCTCAGTGTAGGTAAGGTTTCCATCACCGATCTTGATTTCGATCTGCTGGGGCAAGAAGGTAATCACTGCATCATCAATCGGGACCGAGCCCGCCTGAATCGCAGGGGTAAAAGTCATCTCCCAAGTCGTGCCACCCGCATTGACAAGAGTGGCATCGACAGTCGGAGTCGTACCAGTCAGGTCAACATCGTTGGCCACCATCAGGGCGACATCCGTGTCCTCGTAGTTGCCTTGGAATTCAACCGTCCAAGGGCCACCGGCTGCACCAGTGACTACCACATCGCCAGCGACGATGTTTGACAGCAACTCCAACTCATCCTTCACATCCGTGGCGGTTGCATCAAACAGGATGTTCCCGGTCGGTTGTCCGTCGAAGGTCAACGTGAAGTTGCCTCCCGTTGCGGCCGTAACAGTAACAAGCTGTTGCTCATTACTGTTGGCACCTGTGACAACGAAGGTCGTGTCCGAGTCGCCTACCACAGTAAAGCGACCACCCACGGGGACGATAGTGTCACTGTCGGGAAGTCCCGCCAGCGTATCAATCTCCAAGGTAGTGTCATCCTGTGAAGGCGTATCGTTGACCTGAGCGCTACCGCCAAAACCATCCTTCATCCGGATGGTCGTGTGTTTCAACTCAATACGTGCCATAAAGCATCACCCCCTTTCAGAGTTACTGGGCGGTCCGAGTCACAATGGGTTCGGTCGCATTGCAACGACCGGTTACCGCAATCTGTGCCTCGCCAAAATCGACTTCACGCGAGTCGGATCGAAAATCAGGGAAGAGCGTGGTTTCAATCTCCGCACCGCCACAAGGTGGTGTGTACACGACCTCCATGTCGACGGCATAAGGTTCGCATGGATCGGACGAAGAGCTAACCCATTCGGATGCACCACCCTCTCCCTTGACGGCGTCCATCGGCGTGATGGATTCGCCCGTACCCGTCGTGATGTACTCGTAGACGAAATCCAAGTTCACATCCATTGGAGCTTGGTCACCTTCCCGTACCGTGTCGAGAAGGCCACGATCGAGATCATAATCGTAGTTGGTATTCTCAGTGTAAGTGAGGTTTCCATCACCGATCTTGATGTCGATCTGCTGGTTGACGAAGGTCAGGACACCACCGTCAGCATACGTTCCGGCACCAAGAGCGGGCGAGAATTCGATGTTCGTGGTTGGACCGGAACTGGAAGGCGTTCGGACCGTCACGGTATGGACCTGCGCGGCGTCCGTTTCACCATCGACGGTAAATCGGGCTCCGACCGGAACGAGATCAGTAACATCCGTATTCAATACGACGGTGTCAAGATCGAACACCGTGTCCGTTTCGACGGGTGCGGTCGTGGGCTCGTTAATCGCGCCTGCACCGCTGAGACCATCCTTCATTCGGATGGTGGTGTGTTTAAGTTCAATGCGTGCCATTTGGCATATCTCCTTGCAAGAAGTGTTTACGCTCTGTATGTGCGCACATACAAAGTTGGAGAGGCGAGGCGGCTGCCTACTCCGATACGGTCAAGTGCATTCGATGTTGTGTATCCACAGCGGCTTGGCGTACACGATCGTTGGTGCTGATTTGACCGAAGTGATAAAGATCAGGGCCGGACTTACGGTCCCTGGCAGACAAGCAACCAACCCAGGAGCCATCATCGACTCCACCAGTATCGGGGCCGTAGCGATACACAGGAATGGACTTCCCAGCAGCTTGCTGGAAGTAACCGGCCCAAGTCATCAGGTTGTATGTGTTCTCCTCTTCACCAGCCATTAGGTCGGTCAAGAGGATATTGGAATCAACGTCGAGTTGAAAATCGCTGGGGCTCGATTGGAGGATGAAGGGGCCGTTTACACGCAGTTCTGCGCGATCGAACTCCATCTTCTCTGCCTCCCGTTCGTCAACTCCCTCCACGAGAAATTTGATTTCGAGGGCGTCAGCAACAGGCTTGTAGTATACGGCGAGGGAGGCGGCGATCCACCGGGCCCAGTTTGGATTGAGTTCTGCCATTAGGGGTTCACCTCCAAATCAGCGCCTTCGGTAAGATGCGTCTTGATAATCCATCCCGCATCAACTTCAAATTCATCGACTTCGGTGACAAGGTAGTATTCACCGGAGACAATGACATAGTCATCCAAATTGAATTTGAAACCAGTCGGCAGGTCACGGGCATCAAAGATGAAGAGAGCTTTCCCTTCATCAAACCCAGCTTGAGAGACGAACGATTTGTTCGCCGACAGTTGGGCGATTCCCTGTTCGACCTTCCGCTCAGCTTCAACAGGTAGCATGATAGCTCGCTTGACAGGATAGAGTTCCCGCGAGACTGTCTTAACACCTGTTTCGTAATCCGTATCCGTGTCCAGCACTTTACAGACGGTAACATTGGCACCGTACTGCCGTTTCAAGGCGTAGAGTGCTTGACGAACGAATCGGAAATTTGATCTATCAGCCATTTGACGCCTCATCACTAAGGTTGATTGCGTTATGAGTCGTCACGTAAAATGTCAAAGGTATGCCAAGAATTTTTCGTGCGACAACCAGCCAACCGGTGCCGCCACAAATGTTGAGGATTGTCTTCGGAGAATACCGATCACCCCGATAGATAATCCAATCGTCTTTCTTCACCTCCCAACCATCAGGTAGGTCGCTACCTTGAAGGATAAAGCCACGATCGCCAACATTGAATTCACCTCCGTAGGCCAACTTTTTATTAGAGGAGATTCGAGCCACGCTGGCTACCACATCTCGCACTATGTTAGATGGCATGACAATTGCTCTGTGAATCTGGTGGGATTCACATTGGACAGTCTTCACCCCGGTCTCATAATCCGTGTCTGCATCGACCAGGGAACAAAACACTACCCGCCCACCGTAGAGCCGTTTGAGCATGTACAAGTTTTGCGAGACCATGCGGGTCAACTGTTTATTGAATACCGGCATGGTTCACCTGTTATCTATTGAGAGAGTGTTCCAATCGATCCATAATTTTGAAATTTTGCTCCATCACCTCAGTATTCTTGGTGATGACTGCGATGGATTCTTTGACCAGAGGTAGAATTACTTCCCGCTGCTCGTCTTCCAATTGTTGGATACGTCCTGACAGTCGATCCTCACGCCGGTAATCCCGCCAAATGAAGAAAACGATTGCCACTAATAGAGGTCCAAAATTTTGTAGGAGCCAATTCAAGTCTCCCAGGGCATCAACAAAAGCTATCAGTTCCATGACATGTCCTCTCAGAATGGCTGCACAAAAAGAAGGCCACCCACCCGGAAAATCCGGGTGGGTAACCTATCAGAGTTCGGCTTAGCCGAGCAGGGCAACGGCGAGGTCCGTGTCAAGCTCCTTGATACCGGCGAGGATGTCGCAGTTCACAACGGTTCCACCCGCATCGATGTCGTACTGCATCGAAACACGCATGGAGATGTCGTTGTACGCACCAACACCACTCAGGACGCCCATCGAGCCAGCCGGGACGGCGAGCGGTCGGGTGACCAGGGCAAGCGCTTCACGATGGAAAGCCATGTTGAGCGAGCCAGCCGGTCCGGGGAAGGCGTCGTCGTTCAGGCTGACGGCGGCCGTCAGCGGGCGGTCCAACATCACCTTGGTGTTCGTGGCACTGACCGTGTCCACTTCGATGATGGTGTACGTCTGACGCGAGCCAGCGAGACCGAAAGCCAGCAACTGACCGATTTGCGGCGGCTTGGCCGAGGTGTGGGACACCTCGATTTGCTGGTCGTAGTTGGCCGCGTAAGAAGCTTCCACGTTGGCGTGCTTGTAGGCGGTCAAGACAGCGCCAGCGCTAGTCGCGTACTTCAGAGGCTCGTTCAGCGTCACGTCGGTCGTGGCAGCCGTGAGAGCGGTGATCCAGGTGGGTTGATCGTTGCCAGCGACATTGCAGAACTCACCAACGGTCGTTGCACCCAAGGTACAGTCCAGCGCGCCTGCTTCACCCACAACTTCCGCAGCCGTGACCGTACCCACCGTGGTGTCGGCGACCAGAACATTCGTGTACGGAACGTTCTGTGCGAGGAAGGTGTCGAACCCGTAGATTCGGCCCAGACGGGCGTTCTCCAGAGCTTCTCCACCATCGCCACGTTCGTTGGCCTTCACGAACAACGGGTTCTTGAGCAAAGCCGTCTCGCTCATCGAAGAGAGGAGCAACGATCGGGCTGCATCCGTCGGAGCGTTGTTCTGATTGAGAATCTCACGAGCTTCCAGCACGGTCTCGTGACTGGTCGCGGCGAGCAGGTTCTGCAATCGACCAACACGGCCTGCGGGGTCACCCATGGCCATGAACTTGTGGATGTGGCCGAGAAGGGCGCGATCGACCGCACGAGCAATCGTCCGCATCGCGGGCGTCAGGTAGACTTGGAGCAGGTCCTTGAAGGACATGGACTGCTCGCCGTCCTTGATGACGAAGGAGTTGTAGAACCACTGGTTCAGCTTGACGGCCACGTTGGTCGCGGTCGCGTCCTGCTTGTCCAGGGCAGCCGTGGAGTTGTTCTTCCGGCGAATCTTGAATTCACCCGGCTTACGGGTGTTGACCGTATCGCCAAAGCTGGCGATTTCGTTCTCGAAGTCACGGTGGACCAAGTTGGCCACAACCATTTGCTCTTCGAGTTGCAGCAAGCCTTCAAAGGCCCATTTCTCGGGGATGAAGGCGTCATTGTCGTTGGCGAAGCAGACGACGACGGGGTAGTTCAGGTACAGATTCATCTTGTTCTTTTCTCCAGAACAGAATTTCGTTTAGTAAGACGTTCACCCCCGAGGGTGGCTGTTACAGTCCGAGAAGTTCGGGGTTCTCTTTTCGGATTTTCGCGTATTGCTCAATCGTGATATTACGCGGATCGATACGGCCATTCGCACCCGGTGTTACGCCACCGGTAGCACTGTTTGCACCAATACCTGAGACCACGTTGTTTTTGAAGAGATTGGCGTAGTCCGACAATTCCTTCATCCGCTTCACGGTGTCATCAGGTGTTCGTTGCGTGATGACTCCCAAACCCTTGTCATCGATGTCAGGGAAGTCGATGACTGTTTCAAAGCCACCGTTCTCTTTCCCCTCTGCATCAACAGTGGGTTTCAGTTTCGTCATCGGTCTGAGGAGATTGACGACCTGGGAGTTGTTGTAGGCATCATTGGAAGACGCTGCGTCTTGCAATGCCCGAGTAATGCTCGAATCGTAGAAGCGTTCCTCCCACATTACGGCCTTCTCTTTGACCTCGGTTAACTCCGTTGCATGTGCCTCCATCGCTTTCTTCAACTGAAGCTTGGCATCCTCTTCCTTGGTCCGCAATTGCTTGCGAACATCGCCCAGATTCCCCTCAAGCTTATCCCGCTCTTCTTCAGAGAGATTCTGGTTTTCGAGGAGCGAAGAGTATCGACCCTCCAAGTCGAGATACTTCTCTTCATTCTTCTTGCGATCCCGTGCGAGACGTTCCTCGACAATGCGATTTACGTCATCTTGCTTGAAAGTCCTGTCAGGGTCGGCACCACTAGCCGCAGCTTTCGCCACAGCCGCAGCCGCTGTTGCTGCTTTCGCCGCTGCTGAGTCCACTGCTACTTGGGCCGCCGCCGCTGCCTTTGCAGCATCAGCATCAGCACCGCCGTCGTCGCCACCCCCGTCGCCGTCAAAACAAGAAACTTGACCGAGACACAAATACAATTTCAGATCGTTCATAACAAACCTTACACTACCCTGCGTGAAAATAGCCACACCGAATGCAGGTCTTACGGTGTGCCTTGTACCCTGGTCTTTACGTGACCAGTGACGTAAAGAGCCCGAGTTATGAAACCCGGGAGAGTTTGATCGCTTCATCGTCTCGAAGGAACGGATGGATCAACCGCCAAGCTTGTACGCTGGGGATGCCATTGATGATGTGTTCGATCGGGACTTGTGAACGGTTGTACGTTGTACGCACAGAGCTAAAACCTTGACTAACGATGGCAAGGTTTTCCAATTCGAGTTCCGGGTCTTTCCCGTCAAGGAGGGAATAGGCAATCTCATAGTTAGCCATGCGGATTGCGTCCGGAACTTCAGTATCAGCCCCTCGCGGAAACTCCAAAGCTTGGCTGGCTTCCGCCTCGCGAATTTCTTCCTGTGAAGCCGAGGGGTTTGATTGCAAAAGTAGGTAGACGGCGTTTTTGTTCCCCTTGAAACTCAAGGCGTCAATTATCGACGTTGCAGCCAAGAGGCCCTTCGTCTGATCCTCAGCCGAGGAAGCCGTCCAGGCATCTTCGTGGAGTCGCATAGCGAAGTATTCGTCGGCTTCCGAAACCGTGCCGTAGAAGTCATACTGCAAAGCCATATCATTCTCCTAGCTCGGACGAATCGAAAGCGTCCAATTAAGTATTTCGACCGCCTTGTTTGACGTGGTGACGATCTGACAGATAATTCCTTCGTCACTACCACCAGCTATTTCCTCGGATAATCCAACTCGCTTCCATGCAAAGGGTTGTCCGTTAGAAAACTGATACTCTGTTCCATAGTCCGTTTGCATATCAGCAACAGGCGTTGGTGGTGTGGCTTCGTTGCCTGCATTGAAAGTCCAGTCCAGAGGGGTGTGACGATAGATGAGAAAATTCGGGGCTGTATCATTAGAGCCAGCTTGACCGGTGACTTCGATTCCGGTGATTCGGAAATCGCTGTTTTGGTTATCCCAGTATTTGCACAATCCATTATTGATTGCGACACCGGTGCCACTCTGAAGACTGTAGCTAACTTGACCTATCCACTTCTTTGGAGTTTCAAAGTAGTCATTCAATACACCGCCGCTGGTATCAATGTCTTCAAAGTCGCCGGGCGTGTTGACACCGGCCTCAGTAATTGAGGTTCCGGTAACTCTGACAACCATATCTGTGGAGGTTGCGCCAAGAACCAAAAAGGCATGAGCCGCATACGCAACATTAGCCGATCCCAGAGTTGTCCCACCTGCGGGTGTAAAGCTAGTCGAGCCAAACACATAGAAACCGGCGACGTAGTATGTGCCATAGTCCCCTGCTGGGGATGAGAATGCCCAGCCAGTATCAAACGATTTGAAATTGGTCGAGACCTCTTCCCATAACCCACCAGACGTATCATACTGAAGCATGATATGGTCGTGCTCGCCCATGATGAGCTTACTTCCAGAATGCAGATGAAGTCCGTCACCATCATGGATTGTGACAGTATTGGTGTCATCACTTCCATGGAGGAAAACTACTTGACCATCAGTACCGGATGGTGTAATCTGAGGATTGGCTGTGATCTCAACAGGTCCACCATCTCCTTGAATCCGCATTGTCGCATTGGTGACCGTTATTCCACCAACGGCAGTGATGTCAGTGACGGGAGATGGCTTCAATGTGAAACGCTCGGCCACTCTCAAGTCGTTATTGATTTCAAGGTCTTGAATCACCATTGACTCGGCGACATCAGTAGGACCCATCGCAGTTTGAATTCGACCCTCAGTTTCGTTCTGATAAGTAACAACTCCAATGGCGATTGGAAAACTTGGTGCCGTGGGTGCAGTAGAGGTCCATTCACCTGCTTCAGAATCAGACAGATAGAGTGAAGTGCCTGCTGGCCATAACAGCGTATTCAAACCGCCGACCGATCCGAATGTAGTACAAAATCCTTCTTCTCCAATCCCAATATCATGCGTAACCATTGCGACGACACGGGTTGTAGCTGAGGTATCTGATTTTGCTAGATCAATAGTTGGACGTATGCCGCTCGCACCGTTGATGAACACGAGTGTTCCATTAGGAACCATATCGCCGGTTTCATTCTTTACCAGGATGTACAGTTCCTGGCCAAGTTGCAAGGTCACGTCAGATTCACTGTTGTAGACGGCAAGTGTCTTGTTGATGTCGTCGTAAAAGACTCGACCTTCCTTCCACGGTGGCGGGGCAAGGCCGGGTATGAAATCCAGGTAAGGCACTGGGAACAGTGATGGACCCACGTAGGTGATGCTTCCAAACATGTTACACCCCAATCCATATCAGGTGTTGATCGGCGGCTGTGGACACAGCAAATAGACCATCAAGGTAATCAGTCGGGAAGGTAATCTGACTACCAGGGACAAGTGGAAATCCACCCGTATCTATTGCCAGATCAGGTGTGACAAGATTGTTACCGAGCCAGATTGGAGCCGTATTCGGAACTGGATCAAGCTGACTTGGTACATAGAGGATCACCCCTTTCATAAATCGAAACCTAGCAGGATTGACCAGTACCGGTGTGATCCCTACCACGATGACTTTATTTTGAACTGGTACTTCCAGAGTTTCTTTTTCGATGTTCGCCATTTTATTGCCCCGTGTTAGACTTCGACTGCTAACCCATCCGCATCGATATCAAGGATTACCACAAGCTCAGGTTTGAGTTCCCCACCGACCAAGTCACACTCGGCCTTGTAGGCAGCAAAATCTGGGTGATCCAGAGCATCGGCGTCCACACCGATATGACCATTACCGTGGTCACAAATAATTAGCAGGACATTTTCCCGTGACTCGTTCAAAGCCTGAATGTCTATCAACTCCTGTGGAGTTGGTTTGTAGAAGTTTATTATCGCCATCAGTTTGCCCTATCCAAGGCACATTGTGCCTGTTAAAACCTATTCCAATACTTGTAAAATGACATGATGGACAGTATTGAGTGGAACTATGCGGGGCATTGCATAAATCATTCCACTGGTTCAAGACAACAGTTAGCTAGATGTTTGATTGGTATCCACGAGTACCACACGCTCGGCCCTGACTTCCCCATCGACCAAGTCACACTTGGCCTTGTAGTCAGCGAACTCAGGTTGGTTGAGAGCGTCTACGCCCACTCCAATGATGCCGTCACCGTAGTCACAGATAATCAAGAGGACATCTTCCCGCGACTCGTTCAGAGCCTGGATTTCGACCAATTCTTCAGCAGTGGGTTGGTAGATGTGGTGCATGTTATATTTCCTTAGAACTTATCCCAAAAAGGTGCCATCGATATGCTGTCTGGTACAGGGATGTCTGTATCACCGATCTTCAACAGGGTTTCGGCTGAGTATGGTATCCCGTATATCATTCCATTAGGAGCCAAGACCCCACCCAGCCATTTGTTGATACCTGTAAGACTACCAAATGTGGAAACAGAGTCAGTGGTTGGGTCAATCTTCAATATGGATGTGGAATGCCTTGGGATTCCATAGATCATTCCATTAGGGGCCATTGCCCCTCCCTTCCATTTGGGGTTGGTATCAGTGAGATTACCTAACAGGGTGATAGAATCATCGGTTGGGTCGATCTTCAATACGGATGCGTGATTCCTTGGAATTCCATAGATCATTCCATTGGGAGCCAAGACGCCGCCGTCCCACTTCAGACTGCCTGAAAGACTGCCGAACGTGGTAATAGAATCATCGGATGGGTCGATCTTCAACACGGAAGTAGCACCAAATGGCATACAATAGATCGCACCATTCGGCGACAAAACCCCCCCTGACCATTTACCAGACCCAGGAAGATTTCCGAACGTAGAAACAGAATCGTCACTTGGGTCGATCTTCAACACGTTGGGGGAGGTGTACGGAATTCCGTAGACTATCCCGGTAGCTGACAAGACAGCGCCTAACCACCCAGTACCTACTAAAGCAGGACCGATTTCGATGAAAGAATCATCAGTCGGGTCAAGCTTCAAGACGTGGGTGAAATAATTTGGCACAGCGTAGATCATTCCATTTGGTGCTAGTACACCACCTTCCCACTTAGGACCACCCGTTCCAAGGCTACCAAATGTGAAGACAGAATCATCAGTTGGGTCGATCTTCAAGAAAGAGGCGGAACCACCTGGAATTCCATAGATCATTCCATTGGAAGCTAAGACACCAGAGGACCATTTACCACCGTCAGACGAGACAGTGGTGACCTCGGCGGTAACGTCATTGAAGTCGTCTCCGTAGTTCTCAATGAGGTCATCAAGAATGGGTTTAACATCATCCCAAAGAGGGATGTTGGGGATACCGCCGCCACCAGTTGGCGAAGACGACATGAAGCCACGTCTCCCTAAATATGGCCATCCTGGTGAAGAAAATCCCATGGTTATATTCCCATCCAAGCGATTGTTTGATCGGCCGCCGAGGAGATGATGTAGATTTTGGACGGGTCATTAACAGGGAGGCTGAGTGATTCGCCGGGAGCCAATGGATAGCCACCCGATCCAGTCGAATCGGCCGTGACCGTATCCGTCTGTGCGATCCATACCGGGACGGTATTCGGGGTTGGGTCATCGGTCCCGGGGGCACGTATCAAAATGCCCTTCTCGGCTTGGAAGGACTGTGGAGTTAGTTGGACCGCAGTCACTCCAACAGCCTTATGACCATTCCGCAATTCATCCGTCTTCCTGGTTTCACGAAGTTCCTGTGGCATTATGTCTTACCTTCGCCGCGAGTGCGGTCCTTAGTGGTATCTTGAAGGGTATTATCCCGGCTGGCAGTCTTCTCTGCCTCACCGGATGTTGGATTATCATCCAAGTCCACCACGCCACGAGCGGCTGGCTTCAAAGGCGCGGCATCCACGGTGCCTTGCATCTCGGCGATTCGCTTGATCCGTTCCATGTGATCGTCACGAGCCTTGAGGTATTCGGCCTCAGGGAAACCAAGAGCTTGTGAAGCAAGTTGGTCACCGACCAAGCCAGCTTCATTGGCGTCAATGATGACCTTCGGATTCGCCGTGGTGTATTTGGCGTTATCGATCTCCTTATAGATCGTTGATATCGTATCAGGGCCGACCCTACCACCGAGTAGCGTCGTCACGACGGTCTTCCACAGTTCTTTCCGGGCACTGTTGCTCGGTGTGTCCGTGATTATGTCGGACAGCTTCTGTGCTTCGGCGATTCGATCAACATCAGTCTTGAGACTGTAGACATCGGGATACTTGATCGTCGGAATCTTCCGACGACTCTTGGTGGACTCTTCGTAAGCCGCCCAATGCTCGGCAACTTGTCGTTCAGCGGCTTCCAATACGAGGCCGATGAAAGAGAGGCCAGCTTCGAGGCCAGCGTTGTCGAGCCCTTTCGACTCGGCCGATGCACGAGTTGCCATGGTCTGAACCGCTAGATTGACCAATCGACGTATGTCTTGCTCCAACTTCTCTTGCAACGCCATCGACGCTTTGAGAGGCTCGGGTGACGGATGGATGAACTCCGGCCGCTCCATACCCGTACCGTAGTAGCGACCCTGGGCTACTCCGACGTTTTGCTCTTTGACACCGGCACCTTGCCCGCCACTGGTAGCAGTCCCGTCGATATTAACGTCGCCCTTGATATGCCCTCCGAGCGGTCGACCATCTTTCTGCTCGGTGTAGAATGGGAAGTTTGCTTTGAGGGCGTAATTCACATCACTGGACACAAGGTTCAGTAATGCTATCTGGTACTCGCACACGTCTTTGAGAAGACTGTCTCCGAGGTCCAGGAGGACGAAAGGGATGCGAGTTAGTTCGAGGGTGATGGGGCCAGACGGTTGACCTTCTCGATCAATCGAATTACCTTCAATGTCGTAGAACTGGATTCGGACTTTCCCATCGTCACCGATCCAAAGGTGTCGGTATCTTTTGACCTCTTCCGTGGGTAGGCCAATCTGCGAATCATATTCAACACAGGTGTCTTCCAACAGGACTGCCGAGAACTCGCTTGGGTTTTCAGGGTTCGTACAAGAGTAAGACAGAATGTTTTCCAACTTGTAGACGTAGACATACGGCCGGAAGCCACCCACGTCTGCCAAAGTGTTACCTGCGACAGGAGGTGCATCAACAAATACGCCTACTTTACCCATCACCAGTAATTCGTCCAGGACTTTCTGACCAAGGAACGCATTCATACTGGAGCCACGTCGGTCAACACCCATGTCTTGACCGGCGACGGCTTTGTGGTATGATTCGCTCCCGCCCTTACGGACGATGTCAACCATACGTTGGAAGATGGAGTTCCGAATATCGCTGATGGCTGCACTAGCAAAACTCGGGATGGGTGTGAGCTTCTTACGCCCCGCGAAGTCAGCAGGGTTTTCACGGGTCGTGAATTCCTCCAGATACCGGTCCCTGAACTCTTCTCCGCTGTTGTATGTCTCACGCCACTTCTGCCATTTGGACTGGGAGACCAAATAGTAAGGGAGTCGAAAGTCGATGATTCGTTTTTGAGCCACGTTACACTCCCCTTAGAGAAACTTAGCAACATCGGAGCCGGTTTGAATGCTCGCCGCAAACGGGAGAGCGATCTCGTTATAGACGCGAGACAGAGCAAAGTGATCGGCCGCCGTGCTGATGTACTTCGCAACAGGATTACCGTTTTCGTCCTTCACGTATGTCCGAATCGGAACACGAATGTGTTGCTGATACATGTGGGACACGTCGTGAGGGAGGGCGATACGGCGAGGCTTGCGAAAGCGGCCAAGTGCCGCGCTGAACCAGTTGGTTCGATCTACATGGATGATTGGGGCTTGAGAGCCATCGTCCTGTAAGGCAACCTCTTTCGCAGAGACACCCCGCCGGAAACGGCAAAGCCAAACGTACCCCGGGAACCGTCGTGCAAAACGTCGAGCTTCCATGATTTGTGGGTCAGCGTCAATCACACAGGCTTGAATTTGCCAGTCACGCATTAGCTCGTCCAACAGATGCCAATCCTCTTCATGGAATTTCATCTCGTACAAGACTTTGCACTTGGCGGCGACATTCAAGTCGCTGGAGAATCCGTCGAAGTGCCACTCGGCAATTTCGGCGTAGTTCCATTTACCCTGATCGACTCCCATCGTAATCAAACGATCACCAGCGACTGGGCGCTCGTCATCTTTTGAATGACCAGCGATACAAGCTTCAATGTCGGTGGTCGTTACTTGGGCCCCATCGCCGATGAAAGGCATCCCAAGCTTTGAGTTATGAAACTCGATGGCGGATGCTTCGTCACCGAAGCCTTTGAAGTGGGCAACAGCCAACTCACCGGGTGTCACGGTGAACGAATAAAGCTGCGAGATTGCAAAGCCGCGAACCTCGTCGCTTCCGCCGTGGTAAGTAGGTTCCCAGAAAGCGTTTTTCAGAAAATCTGGTTTCGCCTGATGGTCGAGCTTACCCCCACACTCTTTGCACTTCAGAAATGATTCGCGGCATCGGGGATCACTGGGATGTTCGCCAATGATCTCAACACAATCGGGCCAGACCAGTTCAGTCTGGCGGCTACAGCACGGGCACTTGAACATGAAGTGTTCTTGTGTCGTATGTTTGTAGAGCTTGTGGATGCCGAAGTCAGGCACGGTTGGAGTAGAGATGCCCCAGACCGTTTTAGATAGCGAACCTGAAAGACGTTCCAACGCGAGAGCGATGGCTCGTTGACTCATCTCGTCAATTTCATCCATCAATAGGGTGCTGACGGGAATCGATTTCAGGTTGCTGTCACCACGCGAGCCACGGATGTAGAGCGTGTTGCTGCCTGCTTGTTTTAACTCGACCGAGTTGATGTCGGTAAACAACGCTTTGAGATATGGACTGTTCTTCAACGCTGGACTGAAACGGGATTTAGAAAAATCGCTGGCGTTCCTTGATGTCGGTAAGACATAGAGGACATCACGATGTAACTGGTCAAGAGTGTAGAACGCGAGATTGATGAGAATCTCGGTCACACCAAGTTGTGCGCCTTTCATTGCGTAGTTGAAAGGCGACTTCGAGTTGTGCATCCCTTTGACCCAGGGGTGATACTTTGCGGAGTATGGGCCCGCAAAATCACCCGTCATTACTCTCCGTTTCGCTGCCCATCTGAGACAATTAGTCAGAGACCGGCTTTGGAGCCCATCAGCTATCGACAGTGTCAGTTGGTCGATCAAGCTGCTCATGGTAATCTCACATCAAGAGTTATCGACCGCGACGTTTGCGAGATTTCTTCCCGGTCTTCGCAGACTCGTCGCCTGATTCATCGGCTTCGGCTTCGGCTTCGGCTTCGGCTTCGGCTTCGGGTGCATCGCCCAAGTCGAGCGTCTCACCCATATCGAGCGTGTTGTCCGGCTCGGCTTCGGCTTCAACTTCGGCTTCAACTTCGACTTCGACTTCGACTTCGACTTCGACTTCGACTTCGACTTCGACTTCGACTTCGACCTTGTCTTCGACCTTGTCTTCGACCTTGTCTTCGACCTTGTCTTCGACCTTGTCTTCGACAGACTCACAGAGAGCCTCAAGCATTACGATCGGTGGATCAATCCGCTGACCACCATTGGAGATGAAGTAGCCCGTGGCCGACAAATAATTGTCGTCAACGTCGTACTTTCGCTCGATGCGATCGAGTTCCGAACTGACTTGGAGGGTCTCCTCGACACCAGGGCCAGCAACGTCAATTTCCATACGAAGGTTGTCGTCATGGTTGGGGATTTGCAGTATCATGGTTTGCCTCGTAAAAAGAGAATAAATGTCCGATTCTTTAATGCTCCAAGAAGCACAAAAGAATCGGACCCCGGTTAGACCGGGGCCCGATGTACGCGAAACTCGCCCATTATGTACGTCACATTGAGAGGTACAGCGAGTGTGTTAGAAAGACAGGAAGAAGAGAAATACTCTCAGCATGACTGAGAGTAGGGAGAGCACCGTGAAGATACTTCCCGTCCGCTGGACCTCGTTGCCATCCTCATCAAGAACGATGTAGGTAGGCATCTGGGTCACCCCATACTCCTTGAAAATCTCGGGATTCACATCGTAGTCAACGATAGTAATCTTCGCACCGGACTTTCGCAATTCCTCAATCTGAGGTTTATCGCGTTGGCAGGCGGGACACCACTTGGCGGTGAATACGAGAACTTCGAGTTGGGGAGTATCGGGCTCGGAGAGTGGCTCCGATAAGGGGGCCGGTGTCGCCTGTGGTTCCGGTGTCGAGTCAATCCCAACACTCACTTGACAGGCAGCCAATAGAACCACAGGGACGATTAAGAGAAGATACGAGAAACGACGCATGATGGCCTCCATTAGACCTGGATGACGGCCGGGGCCGTCGCAGGGGTTTGGGCCGGGGCTGCCGGGACGGGAACTGCCGGGGCGACAACGACGACTTGGGGCGCGGCAGGCTGGACAGGTGCCATTGCAGCTTCAGTGGCGGCAAGCTTTGCTTTCACTTGGGCTCGGCCTTCCGGCGTGTTGAG